CATATATTTCTGAGTTAGTAAAGTATTCTTTCCACATAAGTAATGAACCACCATATAATATGCCTAGTTCTGCTATTTTTAAGTTTTCATTTTTTTTTTTTTTAAATATAGACTCGTAAAATAATGTATATGGATGACAATGTCTTGAATCACTTACATTATATCTTTGCGAAGATTTATCAGTATCATATTTTTTTCCAATTTCACACAATTCCGACGAATTATTTAAGTAGTTAAGTTTTAGACTCATCATTTTATTATTTAAAAATAGTATTTTTAAATAATAATAGTTTTAATTATAAACATTAAAATTTACGTACTAAATAGTGCGCCCAATTTTATATTTGCCTCATTATAATATTTTTTCCTATATTCTCTCATAGTTTCATCTTTAATATGTGTAGTTTTAAAATATTTATATGTTTTATTTTCTTGTAATAATTCTATTATAAAATATAGCGCATACATCCCACATTGTCCATCTCCAAATTGATGTGTAAAACCCTCATTATTATCCACTATTAATTTAATATTTAAATTATGTGCTTGATTTACTATTCTATTAATTAAAACTTTAATTTGTTTTGGTGTTTTAGCCCCATTGCTATCAAAGTAAAAAATAAATTTTTTATCTAAATCTAAAAACAGAGCTATCCAATGTTGTCCTGGTTTAGTATGGGGATCAGTATTAAATATTACGCCTATTTTACTAATTTTATTTCTTATGTGTTCCTCTAAATTGAAATTACATAATTGCTCCCATACACAAGTTGAAAATAATTCTTTAGAGTCAAAATCTATTGGTGATGGTCCTATAAACTTGAAATTGCTATTTGACTTTTCATATTGCTTCATTATTTTTATTATATCAACACTAGACAACCATGTATTTGGTTTGTTAGACCATGATTCAGGAGAGAAGGGTTTAAATATTTCTTTTATTAATAATTCACTGTTATTAACTTTGTTTAATGGAGTATTTTTTAACCAGCATAATTCATCATAACATTGTTTATCTAATTTGTTCTTAAAATATTCCCATATTTCTTTGCTATTATTTGTTACTATTTTATCGCTATTATTTGCGTTCCATACATTTTTGAATAATTGTAAATTGCTTCGTGAATAGCAAGTATAATCTTTTAATTCTTGGTCTATATTTTTGTTTTGATATGGTGAACATTTAAGTTTGTTATATTGTTTATTATATTTTCGAGTTATTCTTTGCTTTTGTCTATGTAAACGCATTTTTAAAGGTGAATTTTTATATGTTTTTGTAAATTTTTTTGTAAATTTTTTATATATATTGTTTTTAACATTAATCATAATAATTATATATTTACTAATTAATATATAATTATAAAATAATTTATTCCCTTTTTTGTGGAAGTATTTTTTTATTATATTTGTTAGATTTTCTAACAACAAATAAATCTAAATTTGATATTTTTTTTGAAGTATCACTTGGACACATACAATTAATTGTTTCTGTAGTTATATTAAAATCTCCGACTGTTTGATTAGTTAAACTATTATTTGAGTACTCTTTTAATTCGTCTTTTATTATATTTTTCATTTTTTTTTCTTTTAAATGAAGTATTAAGTTCAATACATATAATAAATAATACATTTTATATTTTTCACCTATATTACTATTTGTATTATCACTAATCAATAGTTTTTCTAAAGTAGAATTATTGTATTTTATTATTTGCTCTTTATATATATTAATATTGTCTTCTAAATTATCAAAAATATCTTTCAATAAACTATTATTACTTAATAAATTTTCTAGTTTATTTGTTTTGGCGTATTGAACTTGGTTTGTTAAATATAATAAGTCAATGTTATTTATAAATGACTCAATGGATTTAACTTCTTTTACTTCTTTAACTTCTTTAACTTCTTTTACTTCTTTAAGTTCTTTAACTTCTTTAACTTCTTTTACTTCTTTAACTTCTTTAACTTCTTTAACTTCTTTAATCTCTTTTACTTCTTTATCTTCTTTAAGCTCTAAATCTATATTTACTATGTTCATTTGTTTTGACTTCTTAATTTTATTATTTTTATTATTTTGTTTCATAATTATGTATTATAATAAATTTTATTTTAAATCTTTTAATTGAACTCGTGTTGAGTTATAAAATATTTCATTTCCAATTGAACTTGATATATTTGGATTGAAATCATTAAAACTTTCTTGTTTAAATAATAATTGTGCGTCTAAATTATTATTGTGTGTTAAAAAATTAATATTATTTTCATATAAATCGCTGGAACTATTTGGAAGATAGGCAACTTGATCTGCTTTTTGTAAAGCAAAAAATTGGTTTCTTAAAGTAGATTCTTTATCAACATTTGTTGCAAAACCGCAAAAATGTGGTTTTCTAGTTCCTGGAAAAAAGGTATTATTTACATCATATACCTTGCTATTATTTATTGGTACGGAGGATTCAATCATATGATTATACGTAGGCATTAAAGTATATTTTGTATTTACTGGTCTAAATGAAAAATTCATTGCTAAATTATTTGATGGAAAATTCCTGTTTGCTATTGATTTATTCATAGTATTGTGTCCTTCAAAATTATGTAAAGTTACATTATATAAATCAGTTGAATCACTTGTTGCCATATTATATATTATAAATACTATATAAATTTATTATAAAATTATTTTTAAACAATTATGCCTAATAAATTTATAAAGCATAATAAAAAAAATTATTAATTAGACTTAAATGTTCAATATTTAACGCTTACGCTCTTTATTAATATTATGATTATTTTTATTATGCTTTGCTAACATTAATGCTCTCTTGCTAGTCAATTGATTGTTTTTATATTCATATTGTTGAGTCTTAAGTTGTAAAAGTTTATCTTTATCTTTATCTTGTGTTTTTAAATAATTTAAGACAAACATATTTGACATATTGTTACTCGATACAAGACTCAAAATCATTAGTGCTTGAGTTGTCATTTTAATAAACTTTAAATAAGTTTAATAAAAGATTTCAATTTTTTTTTATAATTTTATAAATTATTACTAGTTTTTCTTAATATAATAATATGAAAAGTATTAAAAATATATATAAAACTATATTTATAGTAATAATATATTTATGAAAAAACTAGCATTTTGTTTTTTAATTTATGATGTTATAAATCACGATGAACTATGGAATATTTTCTTTAAAAATATTGATGAAAATAAATATTCTATTTATATTCATTATAAATTTAATAAACCTCTAAAATATTTTGAACAACATAAATTAAAGAATTGTATTGAAACTAAATATGAAGATCAAACAATACCCTTAGCATATAACATTTTATTTAGAGAAGCATATAAAGACGAAAATAATTATAAATTTATTATACTATCCGGTTCATGTATTCCATTTAAATCATTTGATTTTATATACTATAAATTAATACAATATCATTATGGTTATTTAAATATATGTCCTCAAGCACAATGTTTTCCAAATTGTGATACTTTAACAAAAGTAATTGATAAAAATTTAATATCTAAATCAAGTAATTGGTTTATTTTAAACAGAAAATTAGTTAAAAGTTTATGTTTTGATAAAGATGAATTTTTGAATAAACACTATAATACGGTATACGCACCTGCTGAATATTTTTATTACACATTTATAAAAATTTTAAATCTTGAAAATGAAATAATTACTACTCCAAATTTAGCAAGCGATGCTTCAACCTTCGCAAATTGGGTAGGTATGGATTATAAATATGTAACACCAAGAGGATTAAAAAATTATAATTCAATTACACAAGATGAAATACAATATTTAATGTATAGTAAATGCTTATTTGGAAGAAAATTTACAACTGAATGTGTTTCTTTTTTCATTAATAATACAGATTATATTGAATATATAAGTTCAATATGAGAGAAAAAAACAACAATATGCTAATAATATAATTATTATTTATTATTTATTAAATAATAACTATATTTACATAAAATTTACTTGGCATTTGAAAGACTAGTTGCGTCATTGTTAAACCATGTCATTTTAATAGTTGTAATATTGGTTTTTATAATATTATATGATGTACTCATAGCATACAAACTCATTAATTTATAATATTCTTGATTTTGAATCCAACTAATAACTTCATAATAATTACTATAGCGATGTGATATATTTATAATACTAGGTATAAAATTATGAATTTCTTTAAGTCCAATAGTTTCAAACTCTTTCCAAAACACACTTTTCCCAAATAATTCATAATTATATTTATCTAAAATATATTCATCCATAGTTTCATAACAATCGCTAGAATAATTATATAAATCTAAATATTTTGTAATATTTTCACTATTCATAACAATATTTTTTATTG